GTACCTTCTTCATAATCATCGAGTATATTAGATGCTGTTGCCGCTGTAACTCCAAGAGCTATACCTTGAGAAGTTGAACCTGGATATATAATACCATCATGGTCTATTGTCCATCTAGTAGTTAAAGCACCGCCATTGGGTTGTGTTCTAAAATTTATTCTACCATTATCAGTTGCACCATCTGTTACACCATCGATTGTTGCAAGAACTTCACCAGCTCTTTGAAAATTAATCATCCCTAATGTTGAGCCTGTACCAGCATCGTTGTGG